ACCTTGCGCAGGATCTTGGTGTCGAAGCCGGTTCCCTTGGCTTCGCCGTAAATATCCTTGATGTCATCGGCGATGGACTTCTTCTCTTCTTCCAAGCGTTCAATCCGCTCGATGAAGGCGCGGAGTTGGTCGCGGGCTACGCCGTGTGCGTTGGTCATGCTGACACCGCCTTTCGCGAAGAGGCATGGCGAGCCGACAACCATTTCCAGTCGATCCCTCGCAGCCCCCTACGCGCGGCGGCGGCGATAACGCCGTCGAAGTGCCGCGGCGAGATGCTTCCGCGCAGCCGCATCTGGCGCGCGGCCTCGTATCCGCAACCCACGTCGGTGGCGAAATGCCCGATGGTTTCCCACTGGTCGATCAAGTCAGAAATGGAGGTCGGTGTTTTGCTCATGACCAGCATCGTACAAAAAGTACGACATTCAGGCAATAGTAAATCGTACACTTCGCACGATAAATATCGGCCATAATGTACGAATGGAATATCCGAAGGACAGACTGAGGCGCGCTCGCGCGGCGGCTGGGTACGAAACCCCGACCGACGCGGCGAACGCGTTCCCTCGCGACATCAACAAGAACACGTTGATCAGCCACGAGAACGGCAATCGAGCCATCTCCAAGAAGGCCGCCGAGAAATATGGCGAGCTGTTTGGAGTTTCGGCAGGCTGGATCCTCTTCAACACGATCGACGATGCTGGCGCGACAACCCCAAGCGAGGTGTCTCTGTCGAGGGTCGGCATGACGGCGGCACTCCTAGCCGGCCGCGTTGAGGCCGGCACGTTCCGCGAGGTCGATGAATTCGATCAGTCCGAGCGCGTCGAAGTTGCCCTGCCCCGCGACGAACTATTCCCGAACGCCCGCCAGCTGCTCTTTGATTGCTCTGGCGACAGCATGAACGACCTGAAGCCGCGGCCGATCCTTCAAGGCGACCGGCTGGTCTGCCTGGCGTACGATGACGTCGAGCATCTGCTTGAACTGAAATCCGGCATGGTGGTTGTCGTCGAGCGCACGCGCGACAGCGGGCATTTTCGGGAGTGGTCGGTCAAGCAGCTGGAGCTCTATCCCGATCGCGCCGAGTTCCACCCTCGATCGACCAACCCGAAGCACAAGCCTATCGTCATCCGGCAGGATCATGAGGCCGACGACGGCGTGACAGTTAAGGTTATCGCCTTGGTGCGGCGAGTAATGAACGAAATGCCAGGATTTTGAACACTTGAGGTAACATGTCCGAAGAGGCGATCGAAGAATTTGTCGCGGCGTTTGTTTCCGGCTGCCTAGAACTGCCGCTTTACGGAAGCGTCGATGTACCGAAGGTAAGCGGGCTCCCTATGGATGAATTATTCGTAAGGGATATGCAATTCGATTGCTTCTGTGTGGTTTGTGGCAAACCTAGCCATTTCAAGTTAGCTCGGAAACTTGCTGTTCAGAATGGTGCAGACGTGCGCTCCCCAGGGTTCCCCGACAAGTCGCTGACGACGTTCCAATCGAATTTCCGATGCACTCGCTTTGGAGAGCACGTCTACACCTATTTTTGGCACTATTTGCCTGGCAAGATAATTAAAATTGGGCAAAGCCCTGCGCTTGAAACAATCGCAGGGAACGACGTTGAAGGGTATCGCAAGGTTCTGGGCGCTCAGTATTTTGCGGAACTTCATCGAGCCACCGGTCTAGCAAGTCACGGGATTGGGATCGGATCCTTCGTGTATCTCCGAAGGATTTTCGAGCGCCTGATTCAAAATCATCGCGAGCAAGCAGAGGCGGCTGGGCGCGAATTAACCGGGTTTGACGCTCTTCGAATGTCTGAGAAAATCGAAGCTCTAAAGGCGGAACTCCCCGAGGCTGTGTTTAAATTTCGATCGGCGTACGGCATCCTCAGCAAAGGAATACACGAGCTTTCCGAAGCCGAGTGCAAAGAGTATTTTCCTGTCCTGCGTGCGGCCATTATCTCTATTCTTGAGCAGGATTTGCAGGCCCGTCGTAAGCGCGATGCCGAAAACGAGATTGAGAGACAAATCGCCAAGATCGCTCAGTCAGTAACGGGCTCAAACTAAGCAGTGCTACGCGGCAAACGTACGTTCTCCACGGCCGTCGAACGCTCGACACGCTGATGTGAGGTCAGCAATGAACCATGGCTTTGGCGGATTGCACATATACGACCTTCCGTCGTCGCCAAGAAAGTTCATCACCGGCAGTACACAGAAATCGTCATCATCCCCTACCGGGCCGAGCCGAGCGACCTTGAAGCTATAGCCAGGGAAGCGATTACCCATGTAAGCCTCCATCCGCTCCTTAGCCGCGAAGATCTCCGATCGGCGCGCGTACGGCGGCACAATGATGAATTCCAAGACCTCTTTCTCAATAGCCATAGACATATCCTCCTTCGATGCCGACGAGCTGCGCGATAACGCTTCCGCACGGCCGGCAGTTGAACTTCAGATCGCCCAGAAAGGCGCTCTCGATTAGCTCGTCGGCATCGCGAGGAATGCCCTCGCCCACTGGCAAGCGAATGTCTCTCGTGCTTTCCCGCATGCAGTTGTCGCACCGCAGGTGAAGCGTGAACGGCGCTGTCGCCGCAGGAACCGCCAAGCCCATTCTGTTCTCCTTTCGTTCTTATGAAGCCAGAACGGAAAGCAGGAGTCGAGTCGAATCAGCACGTCGGGTCGAACTTTTCGTATCGTACATTTCGTACGTTTTTCACTTGACGTTCTATCGTACATAACGTACGTTCCCCTCATCACCCCGACACACCGGGAATATGAGGAGCAAGGGAAATGAGGAAGGAACTGCCAGACCAAAGCTTTCTTCTCAGCTTGCTCTCGTATGAGCCGAGCACGGGGGAGCTTACATGGAAAAACCGCGACGAAGAGTTCGCCCGCATGGCTGGATGGTCGGAGGGTACACTGGCGACTTGGAATACCAAGTTCGCAGGGAAAGTCGCGAAGCGCTCTCTCCGAAACGGGTATGTCGGCATCACCATTCTTGGTGAACGGTATTTCGCCCACCGCGTAATCTGGAAAATGGTCACGGGCCTAGATCCGGATCACATCGATCACTTCAACGGCCAGACCGACGATAACCGGTTTGAGAATTTGAGCGATGTGAGCGCCTTGGAAAACCAGCGCAACCGAAAGCTCAGCTCCAACAATCGATCTGGCCAGAGCGGCGTCTACTGGTGTCGCACCAACAGGAAATGGACCGCGAAGATCAGAGTCGGCGGTGAGCATCGCTTGCTCGGTCGGTTCTCTGATTACTCACAAGCCGTCGAAGCCAGGAAGTGCGCAGAGCGGCAACACGGGTTCAGCCCAAATCACGGAAGAATTTGAACCGGCATCCCGCACACAGCGGCGGGATATCGAAAGAGATCACCTGAGGAACAAGCCATGCGACACGAAGCAGACCGTTTCGAGATCGAATACACTTTCGAGGAAGTCGAGCTTATCGGCGACGGCCTCTTGGCTTGGGGCGTGGCAACGCTCGTCGAGGACTGCGACGACGATTTCTATGTCGAGCGCATCTTGATCGGTGGGAAGGTTCTCGACCGCGCCGGCACTGGCGCCATGGGCTTCCCGAGCGCCGTCAACAAGGCGCTGTTCGAAGCCATCGCCAAGCAGATTGAAAGCAGCAAGCACGCGCAGGCGGCGTTCGGGGAGGCGATTTCCGAACACCGCGCCGGTAGCTTCCTGGAGGCGGCCGAGTGATGCGTTGCGACCTCCACACCCACGCCGAGTGTTCATGCATCGCCTCTGGCGTCTCCTGCAGGGTTCAGGCCCCGCTTTATCTTGGCACCTATCGCGGGACGAACAATCCCGGCCCGCTGGACGGATACCCCAAGACGGCGCGCGACATGAGTTTCGCGCTGATCCTCCTCTCCGCAATCGTATTCGCAATCTGCATCGGCGCCGGCCTCACTGTCGGGCCGGTCAACGTATAGGAGCCGCTATGTCCACCGCACTTGAATTGCAGCCCGAGCGCCCCCTGTCGACTGAAGCGCAGGCCATCCCGCTTGTCCAGATGACGCCGGTTCAGATGGCCTACCAGCTTATCAGCAGCGGCGCGGATTTTGCGTCCGTCAAGGAGATGATGGCCTTGAGCAAAGAGCTTGCGGCCGACCAAGCGCGCCGTGCTTTCGATGAGGCCGTGTCGTCTGCCAAGGCGGAAATCCCGACCATCGCCAAGAACGCCAAGGGTCACAACAACAAGGCATATGCGAACTTCGCAGCATATGCCGAAGCTCTCAAAGACGTTCTGGCGCGGCATGGACTTAGCTATCGCTTCCGGACGGAGCAGACCGACCGCATCACCGTGACATGTGTCCTCTCCCATAAGGGTGGACATTTCGAGGAAAACAGTCTTTCCGGCCCCGCCGATACCTCGGGGAGCAAGAACGCTATTCAGGCTATCGGCTCCACCCTCACCTATTTGCAGCGCTACACGCTCATCCAGGCTCTCGGATTGGCGGCAAGCGACGATGACGACGGCGAGAAGCACGGCAAGGACGAAGAGCAGCTTCGCACGATTTCCGAAGAGCAGCAGATGCAAATCCGCGAAATGCTCGACGCCACCGATTCCGATGAGGCGCAGTTCCTGAAGCTCGGCAACCTTCAGCGCCTTGCGGACATGGCCGTCAGCCAGTTTCCGAGCGCAATGAATATCCTGAAGCAGCGCCTTGCGAAACGAGGTGGCAAATGATGCAGGTTTTCGAAGATATCGATCAGGGTTCGCCGGAGTGGTTCGCATGCCGAGCCGGAATCCCGACCGCTAGCAAGTTCGCTACTGTTATGGCGAAGGGCGAAGGCAAGACCCGTTCAGAGTACATGCGGACGCTGGCTGGCGAAATCCTGACCGGCGAACCAGCCGAGACGTTCCGCAATGAGCACATGGAGCGCGGGAACCTCATGGAGGATGAGGCCCGTCAGACCTACGCCTTTATCAACGATGTTGAAATCAAGCGCGTCGGCTTCATCCGCAACGGCAACAAGGGCGCAAGCCCTGACAGCTTGGTCGGAGACAACGGCGGGCTGGAGATCAAGACCGCTCTGCCGAAAATCCAGATTGATCGCCTTATGCGTGATCGTCTGCCGCCCGAGCATGTTGCTCAGGTTCAAGGAAATCTCTGGATTTCCGAGCGCGAGTTTTGGGACTTCGTATCGTATTGGCCCAAGCTGCCTGTACTCACTGTCCGGGTCTACCGAGATGAGGCGTACATCAAGAACATGGCCGTTGAGGTCGACCGGTTTAACGACGAACTCGCTGACCTTGTCGAAAAGGTGCGCCGCTACGGCGCGCCAGAGCCAACTGTCTCAGACCGCGAAATCCTTCAGCACTCTTTGGCGGCGGGCTAACCATGGCGAAGAACGAGCATCCTCCCATCTATGTCCTCCGCCGAGGCGATACCCTCATCGGCGAAATGGAAGCAGACCGCGAATGGATCAGGCAGCAGCCGCACGACCAACGCATCAAGGTTCTGATGCATGGTGGGCGCTCGCCTTCCAAGCTTCGATTCTACTGGTCGTTCCTCGGCAAGGTCGTCAAGGCGACCGACTGCGCGCCTTCGACCGAAACCCTGCATGATATCGTGAAGCTGCACACCGGTTTCGTGGTGCCGATCATGGTGAAGGGTTTCGCGGTCGCCGTACCGAAGTCGATCAGCTTCACCAGCATGAGCGAGGAAGAATTCAACGCCTTCCTTGAAAAGGCTATCGAGTGGATTGCAGCCACCTATGACGTAACGCCGGAAATGGCGTTCGGGGAGGCGGCATGACCGCCCTCGACCACCTCCGCAAATACCCCAACGCCCGCCCATCCACCATCGCATGGATGATGCTTCGAGACGCGAAGACGGAACAGCTTAAGGCTGAGTTGCCCCGCCCTCGGAAGTCGGTCGGCATTGTCTCGCGCTTCATCGGCTTTCTTCGCAAGGCCGTCTTCGATGATCTGAGGAGGGTGTGATGGCCTTCGCAGTCAACCGCCACCCCGAGGCCTTCTCGCTCGACAAATCCAGCAAGAGCACATCGTCTTTCAGAGACGAGGCGCACCTTGCGTTCATCCGCAAGCTACCGTCCGTCATCTCTGGCGCGTTCGGATGCGATGCCTGCCATATCCGCGCAGGTAGCCCGCAGCACAACAAGAAGCGCACAGGCGGGGCGCAGAAGCCGTCCGATTGCTGGACGCTCCCCATGACGCGCGAGGAACACCAGGCTCAGCACTCCGTCGAGGAACTGGCGTTCTGGCGGCGGCACGGCATCGATCCATTCCAACTCGCCATAGACCTCTACTCCGTCACCGGAGACGTTGAGGAAGCGACGGCAGTCATTCTCAAGGCGAGGAAGCCCGCATGACCAAGAAGATAGAAGACGGCGGCACCTCCCTGTCCTCACTCATCGCAGACCAGTGGCAGCCGATAGAGACAGCGCCGAGGGATGGCACTCATGTCCTCCTATACGTGAAGCTGGATGAGCCTCGCGAGAAGGAAGTCGGTATCGATGTCGGGTTTTATGTGACCCACCGAAACGATGATTTCTGGGCTTGTTCCTACGTTGCGAGGCCCACCCATTGGATGCCTCTTCCCTCTCCTCCCCGCACAAAGGAGGCCGACACCAATGGCTGATCGTTCTTCACTCATCGCACAACTGGAGAAGGCGGAAGGGCCGGATCGGGAACTGGACGGCGACATTTGGCGATATGCCATGTCCTCAGAAACCCGAGGAGTGAAGTTTGGTCCCGTTCCGCATCTGACCTCCTCCATCGACGCCGCCGTATCTCTGGCAGAGCGAGTTCTGCCGGGGTGGACCATCGCGTCGGTAGGGCAGGATGACCGCAAGGCATGGCACGCTGAACTGCGTGAAGGATACCGCACGGCCTATAGCACCGTCTCCTTAGCCGGCGCTCCAAATGGAGCCTTGGCCCTCGTCCTCGCCACCCTCCGCGCTCTTCAGCAGAAAGGCTCCTCCAATGGGTGAGAACGTGAAGCTCATGCTTGGCGACTGCCTGCATCTGATGTCAGAGATAGAGGCCGGCAGCATCGATATGGTGCTCTGTGATCTACCTTACGAAACGACGCGCAATGAGTGGGACTTCCAGGTGCACCTTCCGGCGCTCTGGGAGCATTATAGGCGTATCTGCCGCGGTGCCATCGTCCTGACGGCCCAGACGCCCTTTGACAAGGTGCTCGGCGCATCGAACCTGCAGATGCTCCGCTATGAATGGATCTGGGAGAAGACGCACCCGACAGGGCACCTTAACGCCAAGAAAGCCCCGATGAAGGCGCACGAGAACGTGCTCGTCTTCTACAAGGCTCTCCCGACTTACAACCCGATCAAGACCACTGGCCATCCGCGCAAGACGGCGGTGAAGCGTCGGGATTTGACGCCGAACTACGGCAAGCAGGACTTCGCGCCTATCCCGTACGATTCCACGGAGCGCTATCCACGCAGCGTCTTGGTCTTCCCGAGCGACAAGCAGCGGTCGAAGCTGCATCCGACTCAGAAGCCCGTCGCGCTGATGGAGTACTTCATCCAGACCTACACCAACCCCGGCGATACCGTGCTCGATAACTGCATGGGCAGCGGCACCACGGGAGTTGCTTGCCAGAACACCGGCCGAAAATTCATCGGTATCGAGAAAAATACAACCTATTTCGCAATCGCACAGCAGCGGCTAGCAGCCAAAAGCGAGGCAGCATGACCTCCCCCGTATCAGCCATAGAGGCAATAGAGAAGGCAATGGAAGGCGTGACGCCGGGGCCGTGGAAGGCTGAAGGCTATGTCGTCATGGGTGACTGGCATGCGTCCGGAGGCATTGCGTCGGTGCGCTCTGGCGCCCGCGCCTTCAACGATGCCGACTACATCGCCGCCTGCAACCCTGTCGCCATGCGTGAAGTCCTCGCCCTCGCCCGCAAGGCAGAGGCGTTGCAGCGGGAGAATGCGGACAAGGACGCCAGGATAGCCGCGCTGACGAAGGGGCTAACGCCTTTCGCCCGGATAGCGGACATGACGCGCGACAACGCAACCGGCGCCTCCGTCATGGTCAACGTCGACAGGTGCCGGGATGCCAGCGCACTCCTCGGAGGCTCAGATGCAGAGTGAACTCAAGCCCTGCCCGTTCTGCGGCGGCCCCGCACACTCAACACCGTCGGTCAAATCAGCAAACTTTGCTGCCGTTATCATGTGCACCGAGAACGACTGTGCATCTGTTTTCGGCGCGGACTTGGAGATTGCGACGCAAACTTGGAACCGTCGCGCTATCACCGCCGCCCTTTCAGATAAGCAGGCGGTAGAGCCGACAACAGATGAATGCGAGGGTGCGGACGACCCGGAAGAGCGTTGCCCGAGACATCCGAAGGACTGCCGTTGCTGGCAAGTTGATCTTAATCACCCGACTGTCCGCTCCGCCCTTGTCGATGTGCCGGCGGTAGAGCCGGTGGCAAAACGATGGCTTGTAGAGGAGACGCTGCCGAGCGGGACCATAAAATGGGAGGTCGTGGAACACGAGCACCATGCGCGCAAGATAGCCGCAATGTATCGGAACGCTGCGGTTACGCCCCTCTACACCCACCCACCCCATAGAGAGGGAGAGGACAGCGCGGAGGTGGTGACACTGACGCGCACCGAAGCTGACCATATCGCAAAGCGCCTCGAATTCGATGCGTCATGGGATAAGTGCGGCGACGGCTACTACTCGATCAAGCGCCAACTTGGCGCCCTCGCCGCCACGCGCAGCAGTTCCGCCACTGGTCATTCCGGAGGCGACCATGGCTAAGCTCCACCTTGCCTTGAAGGCCGAATACTTCGACGCGATCCGCGACGGCACGAAGCTGGAAGAATATCGCCTTGCGAACGACTATTGGACGCGCCGTCTGTATGTGAACGGCTATCGCACTGTCGGGCCGAGGACGTTCTCCGGCATCATCCTGACCAAGGGCTACCCGAAGGCCGGTGACACGGAACGGACGCTGGAGCGCCCTTGGCGCGGCTTCGTTCGCAAGATGATCACGCATCCGCATTTCGGGCCGAACCCGGTCGAGGTTTTCGCTATCGACGTCGCCCTAGCATCAAGGGGAACCGTCCCCGCCGGCCGCAACGCACTGGATAAGGAGCGGGGATGAGCAGAATACCCGAAATTCTCTCCTACCCTCCTCGCGGCATGTCCCGCGAGGAAGCCGCCAGATACATTGGTGTCGGGACCACTAAGTTCGACGAGATGGTTTCAGACCGCCGGATGCCAAAGCCTAAGCGCGTTGACGGGCGCGTAGTTTGGGATCGCATCGCCATCGATGCAGCATTCTCTGACCTTCCGAATGATTCGGAAAACAAGATAGACGCCATCTTGTCACGGAGGCGGATCGGCGCGTAATCATAACGGATGGAAGAAGAGCGCCGGCCATATCTCTCGTCATTCACCGACCGCCATGGAACTGTCCGCTGGCGGTATCGGCGCGGCAAAAAGACGATATCCCTAAAAGGGAAGCCTGGCGATCCCGCATTTGAGGAGGGTTATCTCGCAGCCGTAGAAGGGCGAGAGCCGAGGGTTGCGGCAATCGTTAGTATGCCGGGATCTGCTCTTCCGGGGACATTCCGGGCGGCATGGTCGAAGGTAAAACGAACCCCAGAGTGGCTGGCTTTGGATCCGGCCAGTGTGTCTAAGAACACGACTCTATCTGACATTTTTCTAAACCTGCCTATCCTCGAAGGAGAAGCGGAGCTTTGGGGCGATATGCCCGTAAGCGATATGAAACGACGGCACGTCAAGGACATTCTCGGCCGCTTCGCTTCCACCCCGCATAAAGCAAAACACCTTCTTGTCGCTCTACGCAAAATGATCCGCGTTTCTCTTGATGAAGAATGGATCGAGACAGACCCTACGTGGAAGCTGAACTACCGCCCCGAATACAAGGGTTGGCGCGCGTGGACCGATACGGAACGGGAGAAGTTTGAAGCGAAGTGGCAGATTGGCTCGACGCCTCGCACTGCTTATGCACTTGCGCTTTGGCTGGGAAACCGGCGCTCAGATGTGGCCCGTCTTCGGTGGGAATGGTTTGACTTCAAGAAGGGAACGGTAACCCTGATCACGAAAAAGGGTGATAAGGCGTTGGTTCTGCCAATTACGCCCATGCTGAAAGAGGCAACCGAGAAACTGCCAAGAAAGGGCGAAACAGTCTTGGTGACTGCTTATGGAAAGCCGTTCTCGGAAAAGTCTATTACCGGGCGCATGGCAGATTGGACACATAGTGCCGGTTTGCCAAGTGGGTGCACGATGCACGGGCTCAGAAAGTCGTTGGGGAAGATGCTGGCCGAGGCGGGCGCGACCACCAGACAACTTATGGAAACGCTCGGGCATGACGATATTGAACATGCTGAGCTGTACAGCCGCGCGGCGGAGCAGGAGCGACTCGCGCGAGACGCGATGGCGAAGGTCAGCAAGCTTCATCAGCCTAAAAGGCGGCGCGGCTAACCTAGTGGCTAACCGGGTCGGCTAACCACATTCTAACTAATTGTTTTTAAAGGTTTTTGGTGGGCCCGGAGGGACTCGAACCCCCAACCAAGCGGTTATGAGCCGCCGGCTCTAACCATTGAGCTACAGGCCCGTTCCGGCCGGCTGGCCGGGACCGTCGGTCAATGGCAGCCGACGGTGGGAAAGCGTCTAGACGAAATCGGCCATTCTCACAAGCGCTGCCGTATTCTCCACACAATCACGGGCGAAGAACGCGGCAAGGGACACAACCATCAGGAGACATTCCCACATGTTCCACGGAAGCTTGGGCCGCCGCACCGGCGCCAGCCTCGTCGCCCTCTCGCTCGCTCTGGCCGCCGCCGTTCCGGCCGCCGCACGGGCCGAGGAAGCCGCGAAACCGCGCGAATCGACCATCGTCGTCACCGGCGAGGGCTCGT